TTCATTTTTTCCTCCTGAATATCCTTGCTCCAAGCCACGCAATAGGGTTAAAGCCAAGGAAGCGTTCCATGGCAAAATTTGCCGCAATTAACAAAACGATTATCCCGATTATGATGTAAAGCCACTTGTACGATTTCTCGGGCTTGTTGATTTTAATTTGCTCTTTTACCGCCTGCTTATTTTCATACACTTGAATCTTTGCGGGTTGAAGAAATCTTTTTTTCTTCACTATCCAGACCTTTCCGCCTGTCTTGGTCTCTATCTTTGCGACTACCTCTGAGGGCTTAACGTCAACAGGGACGTCCGTTCTCTCCCCTGTTTTGGCGGGCTCTATCTTCTCGATAACCTCGCCTGTCTTGGTCTCTGTCTCAACGGGCATGACGCTCTGGATTATTTTTTTTCCGCCGCAGGCGCTCAAGCAGAGCAGCAGAGCAGCAGAACAGCAGAACAGAAAGACTTTGACCCTTTTCGCCTCAGGCGAATCGCCGAGGAGATGACCCTTTGACCCTTTGACCCTTTTCTTCTTTTTCATTCCGGGTCTGTGCCTCCTATTTTGAAAACGTCATAATTAATATTCCTGCCGCCGTTCTCGGCCTCTAACAACGCGCTTATGAGATGAGGCTCGCGCCTGCAAAGCTCGGCCAGAAACGCTATCCGCGCCTGCGGATTTGAGCCTTCGTATATCCTTATAAGTTTTTCCATTTCACAAATGTTTTCTAACCCAGGCCAGCAAGCCCAAAAGCAGAATTGTTGCCGCGCCGATTATCATAGTTGTCGTAACTGTCTTACAGGCCGTTGACTTTACTGAATTGGAAAACTGCATAACTCCGTCTATAAATTGATGGTGCTCAAAATGTTTTTCACGCTCAATAAAGAACTCGCCGAGTCTTTCCTGCAGGGCTTCATGCACGGCTTCTTTGATGAGTTCCTTGTCAGGCATCTTTCCCTCCGATGAATGGAATTGTGGGAGAAAACTTGTTCGCTCCATAGAGAATGCCAATGACCCCGCCGAGGGCCGTTATAAGCCCTGCCACTGCCACAGGCCATTGAGGAATTTTCTTTGTCTCGAAAAATTCATAGACCGCAAAAAAAATATAAGTGTTCACTATCTCGAACATCATGAGGACGATGGCAGCAATCATTACCTTTGCGATTGACACCTTCCCCGAATCATCAAGAAAAATCTCCGGCAGTCTTTTCAGGCAGTTTTTAATCGTCATTATTCCACCCCTAAAAATTCGGTTAGCCCCCGTGCGAGGGATTCCGAGATTACGGAAATGTTGTTTTCTATGAATTCATGGTCTGAAGGATTTGATATAAAACCGACTTCAACCAGGCACGCCGGTATCTCTTCCGGGGCTTTAAGCACCGCAAGCTGCCGGACATCCTGCTTGCATCTCCGGTCTGAAAGCTCCGTGTCTGTAAGGAGATTTCTCTGGAGTATTGCCGCAAGCAGATAGTCGTTATCGTCCCTGTATATCGTTTCTATGCCGTGCGCCTGCGGGTTTGTCGATGCATTACAATGGATTGAGACAAAGGCATCGAGTTTGACTTTTGAATGGATGTCCTTAATATTTGCGAGCCTCTGTGACGGAGAAATGTATTGGCTTCCCCTGTCTCTGGTGAGGAATATATAGTAGTTGTCTCTAAGCAGATTTGCCATCTGCAAAGCAATCTCAAGCGTAACGTCCGCCTCGCGGAGATCCGCCGCCACTGCGCCGGGGTCTGCGCCGCCGTGCCCTGCGTCAAGTAGTATGTTTTTCATTTTTCAGTTCTCCCACATCGGCGTGCGGTAGAGGATTGAAAACCTCACCACCGCCTTTGCAGTTATGTTCTGGTCTTTTTGCACCTGCATCTCGTCGCCTTCGGGCTGCTCTGACGCAAGCGCAAGCCCTCCCCACATCTCGTCAACTCCAATAGCCTTGTAAACATCCGAAAGCATCTTCCGCATGTCTGCGGGAGCGGTTGAGCTTTGCGCGTGAATTTCAATTTCAATGTTCAACCGCCATGTGAACAGGCCGATAACGTCAAGGACCTTCTCAAACGAGGGGTCGCGGAATATCAAGCCCGGAAGCTCCGCGTCTGCAAGCGCCTTATCCTTCCACTCGAAGACGTTAGAGCCGAGGTTGTAGTTATAGCCGGAGGCTGTAAGAATGCCCTGAAGCCTTGTCTTTACCGCCGTGATTATGCTTTGCCTTTTGTTAGCCATTTGCCTTGCTCAGTATCAGGAGGGTCATCCCTGTGCCGTCAGGATGAATCTCTGTGATGTAATAGGTTGTTCCGCTTATGACGAGTGTGTCGCCGTGAACGGCACTTGAAACATCGGTTGCCTTACAGAGCGCCGAGGGCGCGGAGGCCTCCACGCCCAGAGACGCCAAAAAGTCGTTGTCAAAGATGACGGAGATGTTCGCCGAGACTGCCGCGTGAGAGAATGCGGCGGTTACACCAAAGTCAACAAGATATGCGCCAAGCTCCTCTGCGAACATTTACTTCATCCCGTAGAGGGCAATGCCGATGGTGTATGCCGGGCCCGTGCCGCCTATGTCGAAGTTTGCGCGGATGAACCTGCCTATCTCATCAACATTGATTGTTTTTTTCTGGATGCTTGCCGCTGCCGCAACCTGCGTGAACGTAACCTTGTTCGTATACGTCCGAGCGAGCACGCCGATAGTGAATACATCGGATAACCCAAACGCCGTTGCGCCTGCAGTGAGCAGGAAGTTTATCTGCGGGGATGTGAACTTTGTCCCCACTGTGGCCGTGCCGATGGCTCCTGTTACGCTTCCGACAACATCCGCGCTTGTCGCGCTGGTAAAGGTTACGGTTATGTCTTCCGCAACCGCGTCCGGCCCGCCTTCAATCTCAGTGCAGGTGCCGTCTCCTGTGCCGGTGTAGCCAACAGTGTCTATAACGTCCGCATCCTCGGCTGCCTGAATCTTTACGTCCATTGTGGGGGCTGTGCCTGCGGTGTTTAGAATGTTTGCGACAACCATGCACTCGCCTTTGTAATCCCTGATGTCAACGCCTGCCGCGTTGCTGTCTGCGGTGACGGACGCAGGAGTTTTTAAAACCTGCTGAACGGCTCCGCCTGAAAAATAATCCTCTTTAGGCATTTTCATCGCCTCCTTTTATTTCGGATTTTCTTTTCTCTGCGGCTTCGAGAACCTTCTCCCTTGTATCGCCTTGGATGATTTCGTTTATCTCTTCCTCTGACTGCGCGAGGGATATAAGTTCAAGCGCCTCTTTAAGTTTGTAGAGCAAGGGGTTTTTTGCCGCTTCACGGGCCGCCTTGGATTTTTCGGGCGTGTTTACGTTTTTAACCTTGCCCTGTTTGATTTTTATCCTCGCTTCTTTTTCGGAAAGTTCTATAACGTCTCCGGGTTGAACGTCAACCCCGTTTCCTATACAAAAGCCCCTTAAAACTTTTACCTGCATAAATCCTCCTTTCTTGGAAGAACGGTTCAAGCCGCGCGGCTTGAACCGTTTAATCCATTACGCTATTGTCGCGCCTGTTGCCTTGCAGAAGGATTCAGGATGTCTCAGAAGAACATCCGCCATTGCGAACATGGTGTATTCAATCATGGCCTGTTTCTTGAGCCTGTATGGGTCAACGGTTATCTCAATGCCGCCGAACATCCCTATAAGCAGGTCGGTCCAGTTGCCGAAGATTATGCCGTGCTCGCTTCCGGCGCCAAGCGTGCTTGACACCTGATTGCTTGCGATGGCGCGGTAACCGCCCATCAAGCCCTCGTCAATTCTGCCTGTCCATATCATGTCGCTGCCCGCAGAAGAGGCGACAAGCGTCTGGAGCATCTTGCCTGCCATGCCGGGGGTTGTAACCCATCCGAGCGTGCCGAGGATTGCGTTGTCTTTGGCAACTTCCGTTACCATGTCTACGAGCTTTCCGAAGGTGGGCACACCGCCCATGGCCTTGCTGTTTACGCTGCTCGCGGAATAGATGCCTGTGGGCTGATTGCTGGAGCCCGTGCCGTGCAGCCCTGCGAGGTCAATCGCAAGGGAGATCGAGTTTGCGAGGCTGTCTCTGATATCTGCCTCTGCGTCAACGATGCTTTGAACCAGAAGTTGACGTGAAATGGAGCTTGAGCGGATGAGGCTCTTTGGAGACAGGGTTACTGTCTGATACGCATCGTCTGTATCGCTTGCATCGATGCCGGGGTTTTCGGCAACCCACGCTGCCGCGCCTTCTGAGGTTTTGCGCGGGAAGGAAATCGGGCTTGTAAGCCCTGCCCTTATCCTTGCGCCCAACGCCGCGCATACAGCCCTCTTCCTCAGAAGCTCTATGAGCTCACCGCCGAATACGGTGTAAACAAGCTCTGCTCCCGCCGTTGACGTGCCGCTGTCAAGGCCGCCTCTTTTTTGAAGCGGAATAACTATCCCGCCGTGGTCTCTGTGGTTCAGCGGCATTTTCTTTCTGAGTTCGTCTGATATTTCCGCCTCAAACGATTTAACGCGCCTGCCTTCCGCAATCTCAGCCGCCGCGCCTATCGCGCGGGCATAGGAATATTCCCTTGCCTCTTTTTTGGACATATCCACTGATGTGTCTATTGCCGTGTCCGCCGTCTTCCTCATTTCATTAAGAACTGCTGTTTTGAATTCGCTTACGGTCTTTCCCTCGGTTATGAACTTCTCGGCGAGATCTCTCGCGCCGTGCGCCTTGCCGATGGCAAGTATCTCTGCCGCCCTTTCTGCTTCCTGCTTTCTTGCTTCGTCCTGAATGACTTTTACTTCCATTGCCTTGTCCTCCTTTGTTTTTTTCATTTCATCTTTCATGGGGTTTTTGCAATCGCTGCGGGCCTCACAGTCCTTGCACTCCTCCATTGGTTTCATGTTCTCTTTGTTGTGGCATTCGGGTTTTTCCATCCTGATTGTTACCTCTCTTTCTTCCTCGCTCCTGCCCACGCCCACGTTGATGTCTGCGGGAATGGAAACAAGGGAAATTTCGTATGGCATCCACTTCACCGCGCGGTACACCGGCGGCCGGCCTTTTTCCTCTTTCTCAAGAATCATGTCGTCTATCACATAGCCGACAGACACATTCGTTCTTATCCCGTCGAGAACATCCTGAAAGATTTCCTCGGCCTTGGCGCTCCGCCCGAACCGCACGCTTGCGCGGCCCTTGCGGTCTGCCGTGTCGATCAATACTTCCTCAATGACCCCGACTTGATTGCTTGCGTCATGGTCTATCAGCAGCGCGCCCCCGCGTTTGAGGCGCTTTAAATCAACTGCTTCGTTTTTTGAATGGTCTAAAATTTCTGTTCCGAACCATCTCTCAACCGGCTCTTCGCTTGAGAAGGAAAGGGCGACCGTGCGCTTTTCCTTGTCAATATCGCCTTCTCTTACCGTAAAATTCCTGCTCAATTTTCCGAGCTTAATGGTTTTTTCCATTGCCGTCGCCTCCTGTTGCCGCAGACGCCATGTCCTCTTCCGGCTCTGCGGGGTTGTTTTCGGGTTTTTTTATCGCGTCAAGAAAAAAGGAAAGCCCTGAATCTGTAATCATCTTTTTTTCCTCTTTCAGTTCTTCAAGTATCTCCTCGAAGTCATCGCCCTGCTCGGCGCAGATTCTTGTCCTTGTCGTAAGCCCGGCGGAAAGCGCGGTAATCCTTGCGTTGATATCCTTTTCCGGGTCCACCCACTCCCACCTTCTGCCCTGCCATTTCGGAGCCGTGAGTCTTTGGATTTCCGCGTAAGAAAGATTTAATTCGCCCGAGAGGATTGCCATTTCAAGAAATACAGGAAAGATTTCCTCAAGCACATTTTCTATAAACCAGCTTTGTATCGCCTTCCATCCGTCCCTTTCTTCGAGCAGACCGCTTCGCAACGACGAGAAGTTCACGCCTTCAAGGTCGTTGGCTAACGAATTGTATGAACAGCCCAGGCCTGAAGCAATGCCTCGCAAGGCGGCCTTGTTGAACGGCGCATATTCCTGAGAGGGGTATTGCGGATTGAAGTCATGTAGTGTGGTCCCCGGCGGAAGGAGTTCGCGCATTCCGGGTTCTACCTCATCAACTACATTGTTGTAGGCGTCCTTGCCGTCGCCTGTGAATTCTCCGGAGCTGTCGCTCATTATAATAGCCTGCATTTTGCTTGCGCCGATGCGCGCGTTGACAAGCGCAGCCTCTTCATACAAGCCGAGCATCCTGAGACGGATAATCGCGGTATGCGCCCACGGCACGCCGCGGGACTGTGTCGGCCGCTCCTTAATAAAAATGTGAATTATCTCTTCTGCGGGGATGCGGACATAGCTTTGCCCTGACGCGAGCGTCTCGCCCGGATGTTTTTCAAGGAGATGATAGGCGATGGGTTTGCCCCATCTGTTTTTCTCGATTCCGAGACGGATTTTATTGCCGTTGGCAAGGTCTTGATTTAAGTTTTCATCGAGATGGTCTGCCTCTAAAAGTTGCAGCGCATAGCTGAATTTATTGTCGTAGCCTTTGATTTTTCTTATGAGGACTTCGCCATCGCGGGCTACGGTCTCTATAGCTGTTGAAATAAAGTCCTTGAAAGTAAGTGTGCCGCAGACCGATATATTCGCCTTTTTAGTCCAGTTTTGCCAGGCTTCCTCTATTTTTTCGTTCGACCGCTTATCAAGGTTGCCGTTGCGGAGTCTGGCCTTTGACTGCATCCCGATGCCGTTCGGGCCGATGACGTTGACCTTGAGCTTCCGCAGGAAGTTCTTCATGTAGTCATTGTTGTTCGCGAGGTCCCGCGAGCGGGAACGGAGTTTGGAAAGATGCCACCTGAGAATTTCGTCAGAGACAAGGTTTGTTGTAATCCAATCAGCCGTGAGCCTGTCTGACTTTGCGCCCGCGTAGTTACGGAAGGTAACCTTTCTGGATGGCGCGCGTTTAATTTCAAGGCCGAATATTTTCATCTAAACCTCGTTAAAACTTTTCTGCCGCTGCCCAGACCCTGAGAAATTTTGTCCGCAGCCTGCTCTGCCCTGACTTTTGTTTCCCAGAAGGTAATTTGTTTAAGAATTTCCTCCGCGCTGCGGAAGGTCATGGCCCGGCCCGCAATTGAATAACTTGCGATATGCCCGCGAGAGGCGATATAGGTTTTATACGCGGCTGTTAAGTCGTCAAGAATTTTTTTAGCATCGGTGCGGAAGTCTGTGGCCGTGGCCGGATTCGCAAGCACCGTGAGCGTGCCGCGCTCTACGGTGTAGCGCTCACTGCCTTTGGTTACAAAGGCAAACCACTCATATTCGCCTGCAACGTAATCGTCAGATGTAGACGCGGCAATTTCAATGCTGTGCGTGTCGCCGTCTGCGGTTGCGGTGACGTCAATGGTGTTTGCGCCGGAGATTAGGCGATAGCTTAGGGTGTATTCAGATGCGGGATAATCGGCAAGGGTTTTCTTCCATTTTATCGTGTCGCCTGCCCTGATGTCGGAGGGCTCTGTTGTCGGGATGTCTGCCATGACGCATATATTTTTTCACTCGGGAGGCAGTTTTGTCATTGACACATTTGACACATTTGACACATTTGACACTATTTTTTCAGGCAGACAATAAAAAAGCCCCGAGCGGCTCGGGGCTTGAGATGGTTTTCTGTCATTCCGGCTTGTCCGGAATCTTACATCATTTTTTCCAAAATCTCTTTTGCTTTTTCGACTTCGCTCCGCGCTTCGGCGATCTGCGCGGACTTGAACGCGCCTTTGGTTGCCTCCATTAATTTAATGCTCTCGCTGAGATGTTTGAGCGCCGTGTAGATGTTATTTTTACGCGCAAAAAAAGCCCGCGCGATATTAATTACCGATACCGGTTTGCCCTCGGCGCGTAACCGGTCTATCTCAGGCTTAATATCTGCATCGCACCTGCGGCAGAGCATGGCCCCGCCGATGCTGATTGAGGCTTGCTCCTGCTGACACGCATCACATGTTCTCATCATGTTCTCCTCCATAAAAAAAGATAGGGCGGTATAGTCCGCCCATAAAATCAAACAGTAAAACCTGCCTTGACTAACTCGCGCTCATATTTCTTCGCACGCCCATTGCCGGAGACGATAAGGGCCTGCACTTCTGACCTGCGGTATGCGCATGTACAATTAAGCCCATAATCAGCACAAAACTGCTCTACTCCGGTTCTGCAAAACCCAAGCGATAGGGCATAGTCCATATCAATGACCTCTCGCCTACTGCCAGGGGTTGCAAGTTTAGCGGCAAGACCCTTTACGGCCTCGCTCTGTGTTGAGGCGTGGTATGTGTCTTTGCCTCTTACTGCACAATAATCAATGATCTCGCCTGCAAGTGTCCGCTGCCATATCTCAATGCCTGCGATTTTGCGCTTAAGGCTTACACGGTAATGAGGATCAAGCTGGATATGAGCCAACTCCCGCTGACGCTGAGGTGTGATGCCAAGCAAATCGATGATAATTTTGGGCAGCCAGTTCCCCCTTGCCTCATAGCTAATTTTGCGCTCACTGAGGCCAGCAAGGCCATGCTGCGCGGCCTGCGCATTAGCGAGCAACCCATCCTTACTTAAGTCATCCCATCCCTCGCGGAGGAGATATGCAGTACGGGAGATGGATTTTGAGGATGGCCAATGCGAGGAGGCGGAATTATCCCATGAGGCGCTATCCGCTCTATGTAATATGATTGTGCGCCCTGCGATGCACAAATAATAATCGGGGTCGTTCCACTCCTGCGGCTCACGTGGGAGCGTGGAAAGGGAATAAGTATACCTCATGGATTTATCGATGGTGGCTATCATCTGCTCTCTATATTTAATGTGATGAGGCAGTAATTCTCCGGGTATCTCCGTGCGGAGCTGATAGCCGTGTGCGTGGCAGAGGGAATCGCCTGTACGCTCTATGCGCTGCTCCCACATGTATCTCTTGTAATCTGCCGCGCTGCGGATTGTGCGATTATAGATGCCGCACGAGTATCCGTAGTGCTTAATATTGTATGCACTGATGTGTTGTCCGCGCGCGTGGATGGGCCTATCATTTACGCTGATAGCGCCGAGGAGATACTGCCATGCCTTTGCTTTGTTTTTGAGATTTCCATTTGCCCCGCGCTCATGGGCTAAACTTACGATGGATTTGCCTTGATACTTTATCATCTTGTTTTCTCCTTTCGCCTGCCCCTTTCCGGCTCTGTAGGCGCCGGATCGGTCAGGAGACCGTTACTGGTTTTTCGATCTAATGAGATACCTGAGATATTCACTCTCAGACATCTGCTCTGCCTCTGCCTGCTGCCTGAGCATTCCCGCCTCTTTCGCCGAGAGGCGGAACTGGAATTTCACCTCCTTTTTGGTTGTTTTATTTTTCTTCTCTTTCATCTTGATTATATATTATCAGATGTCATGACGTTTATCAAGCATTATTTTATCTTTTTTGTAAATATTTTTTGCGACATTTTTGTAAGGTTTCAGACATTTTAGAGGTATGCCGCAAGGTCTTTTTTGAGCATGTATTTTTTGCCGAGTTTTTCAAGCAGGCTTACGGCCTTCGTTCCAAAGTCCTTCCATTTTATCGTGTCGCCTGCCCTGATGTCGGAGGGCTCTGTTGTCGGGATGTCTGCCATGACGCATATATTTTTTCATGCGATGGGCAGTTATGTCATTGACACATTTGACACATTTGACACTATTTTTTCAGGCAGGCAATAAAAAAAGCCCTCCGAAGAGGGCTTGAAGAGTTTATTCGCAGAATACTGCGGGCTATATCATCTTTTAAGGGCTTAGACATTAATCTACTTTCTTTTCCTTTTGTTCCCATATGCCGGTTGCTATCAGCCGCGCCCGGTGTTCGTTCACGATCTTAATCGCCTGTTTCTCGGTTTTAGCCCAAACCGTAGCGGTTAAAATATCGGGAATTCCTGTGCCTTGAAACGCTAAAGCTTGTGAGCGTCTCCATATGTCATATCCTACATAATCCACATCGTCAAGCCTCGTCTCGCGTTTTTTTACTATTTCTATATTTCCGTCTATCAGCATGTGGATAAGCCACACTGAATATCCCCGTTTCAGCAGATCAGCTGTAGGCGGGTCAAGTTCATATTCCTCAATATCGTTATAAGCGTCATCCGGTACGGCCCTTTTGAAAGCTTCTGCTCTTTTCCGCGTGGAGAAAATCGCATTGACCCGATAATTACTGTATGAGCCTGCACTTACTGCGTAAACCTTTTTCATATGCCCTCCTAAATTTTGGACCCTTAGAGATATGCCGCGAGGTCTTTTTTTATCATGTATTTTTTATTTAATTTTTTTAAGAGCGTAACGGCCTTCGTTCCGAAGTCCCGCCAATCAATCTCGTTCGCGCGCTTATCATGGTTCCATTTGCCGACCTTAAACATATCCACGAACTCATGCGTCTGCTCGATGATATGTAATGTGGTCTCAGGCTTAATCACAGGCTCAAGGGATGCCCACGTGAAGATGCCTCTTTCGTGGGCCTCTTCGAGACACAGGATGCGCGCTGCCGGAGTTGCCGCGCCCGGCTCCCATTCGCTGCTATCTGCCTCATCCATAAATGTCAGCGTCTGACCGAATTTATCGCCTGACTTGAGAATATCAAAATCTCTGACACATCTGAGGCCGCCTTTGCTCAGGATGTTAATATTCACGCCTCCGTCATGCAATGCCATAATTGCCCTGC